GCTGCGTTGAAACACATAGGCACTTTAAATTTAGCTCCGTTAGAAAAGAATTCTTGAAAACCCACCCCAATTTCATCTCTTGTGCAAATTCCCCGCCAAACATTTTCTCGTTCACTGATTGGTTTATAGCTGCTGTTCTTCTGCAACGACCCCGTAGTTCTTTGGGTATCGTCAAATTGTTTATTGTAGACACAGGCTAGATATTTACACCAGATAACCACACCATGTTTTTCCTGTAAATCTTCTAAGGTAGTTCCCTCGGGGAATTTATCCTCGTAAACTACGTGGTCTTCTTTTTTAGACTTATTAACATATATCTTAAACTTATCTTCCATATCTTTTCCCCCATAATGCTATACAGGCTGCATCTGCATAATCCTGTTCGGGGAATCTATCCCCCCACAAATCTACAGCGAAGTCCATTATATCAGACTTCTTGGCGTTACCACGCCCTAACACTTGTCTTTTCCATGTATTATTATCCACAGCTTTGAAAGAGATGCTACTCCTATGTAAACCGTATTTTACGCCCGCTACCACCGAAGCAATGGCTATTGTGGCCTTCGCATTTTGAATGTATATAGCAGACTCAATCGCTGCTGCGCTTATATCTATTATACTTAAATCATCATATACTTGATCGAGTATCTCATAAAACCGCCCCTCCGCCAATTTTTCCTTGCTCCCATACTTCTTCAACTCCACGATGGATTCACCCTCATCAATGATAGCTAGGTGAACTGCTTTTGAAGAACAATCTATTCCACCAATCATTCAGGCATCCCTGACTCGTTCTCTAAATCTTCATTGAAGTCTAACAATACTTGCGCTAAATCATCTACAATCCTTAGCCCTTCATGAGTGCTCCCAGTTATCACGTTGTATTTCAACGCTGAAAGACCCAATTCTATATAACTTATCTTAGCTAAAAGTTCTTCGATCATCTGTCTTCTCCTCATACGCTTGAGTTCTTATAGCCACAACTCTAGAAACGGTAGCATAGGCTGAAGTGTATAACTTCAACTCCCCCAAAACTTTTTGGTATGCTGTATTTATATCAATGCAATCTCTACGTAAGTCCATTAGTGCGGGGTTAGTCATAAGCACTTCCCCACGCATCTGATCTCTAGTAGGCTTCTTCTTTGCTTCAGCTTCATATTTTTGATTCAACTGAAAGATTGCAATATTATACCCTTCATCAAACTGGGCTTCCATTGCACCACGCCTAGCTTCTAAGTCAGCTACGTGTTGCTCTAAGAGACTCTTAGAACCCCCGTACATAACTAGGTAATCTACAAGTTGTTTGTTATCAGCTTTCATAACGTCAGCGAAGTTTAAACCTTCTTGAGGCTTTTCTACATTTAATGCAAACCCCGGCACAGAAATACTGTCTACGTACTCTTTAGCCTGAGATACGGCATCTTCATACGACCATCGTTTTTTCATAGTAACACCTTCTTACAATCACAATACCACATTCCAGTACATTTTGCAGGAGCTTCTTTCATCCCCATAATTCTATGGCACCTACTCACCAAATCTTTCCATAAAATGGGGTCACGCAATATTTTGAAGGACTTCAAATCTTGAGTGTCTTTATTCTCGTACAATAAGTAACCACTTTCCGGGTCTGCTGTATTCAAATATAACTGAACTTGGACTAAGTGTTCTGGTTTTGGGCTTTTCAACTTGGAAAACCCCTCAGACTTTATTGTTTTTAACTCTAAAATAGCCCCGTTATCCGTACCATCTTTTATAATGAAGTCAATTCTTCCGGAAAGCGGGGGGTCATTAAACGTAGTTACTACTTCCCGAGCTATTAACATGTCAGCTTTTTCTAAATACTTTTCCATCCGCTCCTCAAACGAACCACCTGTATCGAAAATGCGTTGCAGCTTAGGTTTTACATCTAGGGCGGGCATCAAACCATTGTAAGCGAGGTAAAGGAACCTATCGCAGGGGTTTCCTAAGCTGGAAGGATAGAACACCCCCGCCCTAGGCGGTCGTCCCGCAGGAACCATAGTGCTTTCTAACTGTTTAATTAGCCATTTATCATTAGATATGAATTCCCCCATACCTAAAGACTGGCTTCTAATCTGTTTAATTCCTGACATAATCTTTCCTTTATAGTTTCCAATGTGTTTTCCCTAAAGTGCCAAACCTCTTCTATCCCCATACTCTTTATTTTATCATCCCTCTCTGCATCTCGTCTAGCTAAATGACCGAAAGGGCCATCTGCTTCCACAACTACTTCTATCTCAGGTAGGTAGAAATCTACATCATATGTACCAAACCTAGCTTGAGATATGTATCGTAATCCAGTTTCTTCTATACACTTCTGTATGAGCTTCTCCTGTTCAGTCCAGAATTTCGATGGCATCTATTATCTTCTGCATTTCATCTGGGTATTCCGCAGCAAAGCCACGCAAGTTATCAAACCCTTGTAACTTACCTGTTGGGAATTTATCACAAAAATACCATGCTCCTCGTTTAGTTATGATACCCTTCTCCAAAGCTTCCCGCAAAAAGGTTTCGTTTGTATCTATACCCCCCTCAATACGGAACGGTATCTCAATTTGCTCCCATCGTTCCCCGCCAAACTTATCCTTCAGCAATGCGGCTTGTATCATAAACCCAACACGCTTATCCTTTTCTTTAATGTAAGCCCCTCTACGAGTCTCCATTACGGCATGAGCAAAGAATTGCTGCCCCTTACCCCCCGGCATGGTTTCAATAGCGGATACAGGCCCCATGGAACCTCTCACCTGATTGATAACAACTAAAGCTGAACCGTGCTTCAACAACGGAAGCAATCTAACTAAGGCTTGATTCCATGATCTTGCTTGCCATGCTATGGGATTGTACCCGAAAGAATCCTTATTATCCATAATTTGTTCCGGTATAAGACCAGCCACACTATCTAATACAACTAGGTCAACCCCCGCCTTTAGACCGGCTTCCATAGCCTTGTACGCCTCTTCTGCGGAGGGTGCTTGTTTTATCAACATACTAGACGTATCTAGCCCACACTTACCCATCCATACTGAATCCCAAGACATTTCTGTATCTACCCAAAGAGCAACCCCGCCTTGAGCTTGAACGGACTTACATAGTTGGCTGGCAAGGTAAGACTTACCTGACGACCAACCCCCAAAAAATAAAGAGAACTTCTTCTTAGGTATCCCCCCATTAGTAATCCGATCTAATCCTGCTAAGTTGAAGGGTATCTTCTCGTAAGAAAACTCGTCTGAGTCTCCTGTCACTAAACCTAAAGTCTTATCGTCTAATAAGTCTTTGAATAGGTTATTCGCCGTCATCTTTTAATCCACCCCTATTAATATAGGCTTCTGACCACGCAAACAAAACAGCCGCACATTGGATAAGCTCCTCAAACATCCCTGCTACACGGTGGGCGTTCACATCTTTAGCAACCTCACCAATTTCTTCAGTTAGAATGGACATCCACTCTAAATCACTATTCTCCGTTTGGTCACCCCACCGCTCGTCCTGCCTCTCTCTTTCAGAGAGTACAGCTTCAAGAATCTTCGCTCGTGTTATTTCATTCATTATCCAGCATCCTTTAAAATCTTTTCTACTTCCGCATCAGCCAGTTTATATAGTTTAACAAAAGCCTTTCCTAAAGCTTGTTTAGCAGACTCAAGTTGTTCTTCTATATCGTGGTCGGTATCAAGATCATAAATACCGACCGTCGCCTTTGCCGAATTATAATTTCCTAAATTTACAGTAAATGACAGTTCTTGTGATACTTTTGCCATTATGTTCTCCTTAATCCCAATCTATGTAACTACTAATTGTATCAGGTTTCGGTGTCTCCGTCAATACAAAATCCTTCTTAGTTGCCCAAGAAGGGTCACATACTTCCAAGTCTACCTGTAAAGGTATATCTAATGAATTTGTCTCCAGCAATTCTTTAATTGCGGGAACAACCTCATACGCCTCGTCTTTGTGTATCTCACAAATAATCTCATCGTGTACCTGTAACAACATAGTGCTTTTCTTATCCTCTAAATATTCCGAAACTACAATCATACGCTCACTCAGTAAGTCAGCACTAGTTCCCTGTATGAGATAGTTGACAGCTTTATACCCTTTGTCTGAAGGTACTTTGTAAATCCTGCCAAATTTATTTTGAACCCACCCACGGTGTTCGATCATTCTAACCACGGTATCAAAAAATTTCTTTGACCCCGCTATGTTTGCAAAGTATTCCTTCTTATATCTCGCCGCTTCGTTAGGAGTAGTTTTCAACTGTTGGGCTAACTTATCTTTACCAATCCCGTAGATCACTCCGAACGTAATCGTCTTAGCGAGTTGCCTGTAGAATTTAAAGTCCGGGCTATCTTCGTCTACTTTGAAAGCCAGCTTTGCAGCTTCCCCGTGAAAATCTACATCCCCCTGTCTCATAAGTTCTAACATAGCTGGGTTATTTATGTAATACATAAACATCCGAACTTCCATTTGAGAGTAATCGTAAGACACTAAGTAATGATTTTCCCTCGGAACAAACAACCTACGAATAGAAACTTGTCCAGAGTTCGACTCGTCAAGAGATTCATCGCCCATGAACCCCCACGACTTGATAACTTCATCACTTAGTTTCTTACTATCTAAAGCATTACCACCTTTAGAAGCTATGGTCGCCCCTACCCGTTCCCTTACATCTAGGAGTTCTTCCGGTGTGAAATCGACATCATAAAGTTTAAAATGGTTGCGTGGGATGTTTTGGAGGTTGGGACTGCGTGAAGATAACCGCCCTGTAACAGTTCCCCAGTTAGCAAAGGTGGTGTGCATCACAGGCGTTTCAAGGTACGGTTCGATGTATGTTGACTTTAACTTCGCCAACGTCCTGTGCTGCCGTATCAGACCCGCTACGGGGTGATTTATTTGGACTAACGCCCCCTCATTCCAAGCCTCTGCTCCTGATGCAGTCTTCATAGGAGAATGTATACCTACTGAATTAAAATACGAACCAACTTGTTGGGGACTAGATATGTTAAATACCTGCCCCGCAAGAGTTTCTATACGATGTTGGATGTCTGCACTACGGGTACTAAGCTTATCCAATACCCCTAAAGCGTACTTCTGGTCTATCTGTATGCCTTGACGCTCCATATCTAACAAAACTCTTGTTAAATCTATCTGCATCTGCCACACATCCTCTTGATTACTCTTCTTTATCTTCTCCAGCGAGTCTTCATACAACTTTAACGTCCAGTAAGCATCCTTTTCACAGTAAGGCCCCAAAATTTCGGTTGGACACATGGAAAAATCCCGATTCCACCTGTTCTTTACCAATGTTTGCTTAGTTTCTTTGTCATAAGCGGCATTATTGGGGCCAAAACGCCTAGAAATGGTCTCTGTCAGCGATAAAGTGTTGACACTGCTCGATTCAGTCAGCCTAGCCATCACAATCACATCAATTAACTGCTTGTCGCCCACAAGTAACCCCTCTTTTTCCAAAAAGGGCACATCGAACTTCAAATTGTAGGCTACAACACGTTTTATCTTGTTTAACTCGTCAAATAGAGGAGATAGGTACTTCGGGTCGAGGTTTCCACCTAAACTTTGATGCCTAAAGGGAAAATAAAACGTATGGTCTGGAACCGCTACCCCAATCCCACATAATTGGTGATAAGAGTATGCGTCCAGACCATTTGTTTCACAATCTACCACCCAGTCCTCGTAATTACCGAGTGTAGCAACAGCAGAATCGAATTGTTGTTCATTTAGTACTAACACTAGAACGGTAAGTCATCATCATCATCGGAGGGCAGTGACTCAACTACTTCGTCACCCAATGCCGTAGCTGTCTCAGGGACACTTGCATCAGCTTCTTCCGACGGTGTGTTGGACTCACTATACGTTTCCATCATGTAACCCTTTACGGATTGAAGGTCTCCGATAGTGTTGTACCTGTCCTCAGGTATCTCATCCTCTTTAGTGGTTGCGGTTATCGTATAGGTGGTATCCAATGCTGCACCTGTACGACGAACTCTTACAACTCCTTTATTCAAGAAGCCCCAATCGTTATAAACGTCTACCAACTGGTTCCAGATGTAGTTGCCACGACCAAAGGTTAGAGGCAAAATACGGAAGTCATTGACGACCTCTTTGTACATTGTCTTACCCGATGGGCCTGTAACTGATTCCCATGAATCTATCCGACGCTCAGAATGAAATACTTCTGTAACGTATGTCCAGAAAGCAAACCTGTGTTGAGGCTTACTGTCCGAGGGAACTACCCCTAGAGGGCCATCTGGCCCAGATAGT